GTACTAATTCGCCGTCCAACCAATACTCCACCCATGTGGTTGTTTCGTTGTCATTATCCAATGAACCTTCACGCTTTTCAAGCAATGATTCGTCCATGTCACCTTTGGTTGTTGTAATAATCAATTTGAACTCCTAATAAGAGCCGCCGTAGCTGAGTTGGCAGGCATTGTGATGGTGAAATTGGCAGAAGTCTTGTCAGACCCGAAGTCCAACACAGCTATCGACTTGTTACCTTGTGTGACGTTGTAAATTAACGCACAACGGGCAGTTACTGAAGCGTTAAATACCACATCAGCAAAGTCTACAAAAGCTGTATACCCAGAAGAGCTAATGGTCACGCCCGTAAGCGTTACGCCACCCGCCACGTAACCGCCACCCGTTACCTCTGCGGTTGTCGTGTAAACGGTGGTTGCCTCGTTTAAATCAGCCGCAGCCGTGTACAGGGCAATCTTTAGCGTGTTAGTTGCTAAGTTGTGAACGCCCGTGTATAGCTCTGTTTTAAAGCTAGTTGTTTGGGTTTGGACAATACTACTCATGAAACAGCCACTCTAACCTGACCATCACGATAAGCATCGGCACGTTGCTTGCCATCTGACAAGTTTTTATACAGAGCAATAGCCTGTACGTAACGTTGTTGGGCAAGAGCCACCATATCCGCTTCACCTTTCATGTAGGTGTAGGCTTCGCAGATAGTTCCATACAACAATACAGAATCAAAGTTATCACCCAGCCAAGTGGTTCCGGCTGTAACAATAGACTCGGGATAATAGTTGTAGTGAAGCTCTGCAATGTATGCGGCACTTGGAGTAGGCCCAACAATGAACGTCAATTCATTTACATTGTCTGACCGTGGGCCAAAGATTGCGTAGTGTTTGGGTTCACTGACCTGTGCAGACAAGGGATACGCTTCACGTATAAAGTTAACGTCCTTGTTGAGCAAATACAGATAGTCACCTTGGAAAACCACAGCGCCAGATACAGCACCACTATTGGCAACTGTTAATGTAATTGTAGTCCCTGCAATACTTCTAACCTGTGCATTTGTACCAATACCTGTACCAGTCACTTGCTGACCTACCGCAATGCCTGTAGTGCTAGTCACTACAATTGTCTTTTGACCAGCCGTTCCTGTGGCGGTTGTAGAGTTGTATGGGTATACGGCAAGGCTATATACCGACAGAAAGTCATAGGGACACTCAAGATACTTATTACCAGTGGTTAATGCGCCCGTCACGTTCTTTCGCAAATTAGCAGGCTGCGCGGTGTTATAGATGCGCTGCTCCGCCTGACGAATGAACGTATTCATATTGTCAGTTGGGAAAGAGTTCTCGCAGTAATCGCTTACCTGCGTGACAAGATCGGCGTAATTCATGCCATCGGGCCTCTAGACATAAAGCCTTTAGTAGCCGCGCCAGCACCACGCATCTTGATACCAGTTGTCTTGGCTGCTGGTTGTGCGCGACGGTAAACGTTACCTACCGCCATGTTGACTGTTCCGGCATCGCTGTGGTCAGGGCCAGATCCGGGATTCTCAGAAGCTTTAACTTCTTTGCCGGTCATTGTGTGTGGCTTTGCATAGACCTTGGCATCGCCAACTTCTTTACCCATCATTTTTTTGCTGTATGTAGCCATGATTAGCCTCGCTTCTGATTGGCAATCTTTGCCAAGTTACGACCCATTGATTTCATATCGGCGTTGGTTTTACCCTTACCCTTACCTTTTCCGCCCATCATTTCTTTTTGGGAAGGGCCGCTGGTAGGGAAAACTTGAACATCAGTCTTACCCTTTTTAGCGATGCCATCGGCTGATTTTGTATATGCCATTTTAAGCTCCTTAAGATACTGTAACTGTACCAACAAATGTCGTTGCCACCAAGTAGTTTGGTGTTAATTCCGCATCAAAAAACCTAGACCCGCCAACCGGATTCCAGCCCCACTGAATGTCTCGCGAACCACCAGTCAAACTACCAATACTGTTTACGCCTGCCGTAACGTACGTTGTGTCCTTGCGTGGGTTACGCAAAGCCTGTGGATCATCAACAGGAAATGTACCAAGCATCAATTGAGGCTGGTCGGGGTCCCAACACTCATGGCAAACCAACAACTGATACTTTCTCTGCTTAATAACTTCTGTTTTAAGCTTTTTAAGTAGGTATTGCTGGCCACAGCGGTCGCACATGGCAATCGCTTTTTTGCCGGATGCAAACCTATTTCCCATTACGTGCTACCAATAAACTGTTGACGCGGTACAAACCGAACTGCGGCTTTCTCTCTGTCTTCGCCAGCGGCAATTTCAAACGCCTCGTTGTACATCATCTTGAGCATTTCTACTCGGGGCATCAATTCGGGGACCTTGACCGCAATGTTGTACGCCAAGCCCGCCACCAAACAAGGCAGGAAGCGGAAATTCATGTCGGCGGTATTTACCCCTGCGCCAGCGTCTTGAACGCGCCTGAGCCTCCAGTATACGAACTGGTAGGGCGTTGAGTTATCAGGGGTAGGCCAGACAGTCACGGCTGGTAGTTGAGGCACAAAGACCGCAGTACCATCCGTTTGTGCCGCTGCCGTAGTGTTATTCTGACCACGGAACACGCCGCCTAAGGTATTACCTGTTACGTACGTGTAGTAGATGTCTTCTGTGCCAAGACGGATAAAGCCCGCGTTCGCTAACCCAACTACCGTGCTAAGCGTTATTGTGGTGTCCGTTGACGTAATCGCGCCCACCAAGACCGAATTCGTAGGATTAGTTTCGCCAGAGAGTCTTTGAATCCAGACTTGAATTGGGCGAGCTTGGCTAAGCTTGTTTGGAATAGTTGCATAAGTAGAGACGCTAATGCGTGTAATGGTTAAGTCCGCCTGCGTAGACGCAGTGTTGGACCCAGTACGAATGACGTGTTCTAGCAAGTCAATCGTGTCCGTTGGTAGGGCGTACGTACTAAGCCCCGGAGTCAGGTTAATGATTCCCTGCTCCATTGTCCACATGTTAATACCCTTAGACTGCCACTCAATCGTCATCAGGTTCATTGAACGACGCGCTGTACGCAGGTCATAACCAGAACGCATTTCTCGGCCCGCACGCTCCCACGCTTCCTCGGCGATCTCCGTGAAGTCCATGTTGAACAGTGTGGTTCCGGTAGTGGTCATCTAAAGCCTGCCGTTTTCTTTGCAATGGATTTTGGTTGAGCTACAAACTGTTTGCCAGACGCCTTACCAGCACGCTTAGCTTTGGTTGTGGCTGCATATTCTTGCGGGGACAAAGACTTAATGGCTTTCTCAGGCAAATACCGCTCCCCCGTCTTGCTCGACGGTTTACCAGACTTAGTGCGCCATTTCTGGTCACCCCAATCTTTGAGCGATTTCTGAGGAGCTTTCAATCTCTGTAACCTCCGCCAGCTTTTTTATAGCGCTGTGCCACCATTTGTGCTTTTCTCGCGCTCCATTGCCCAGCGCCAGTGCCTGCTGTGGCTTCTGCTTTCACAGCGTTAAAGATTCTTTTACGTAGTTCTGGCTTGGTGTAGTTACCCGCCTCGTTTACTTTAGACTTTACATCCCCACCCTCTTTGTACTGGGTAAAGTCAGTATCATCCCTACGTGCTTTTTTCTTTGCACGGGGCATTTTACTTGGGGACATTGCCCCCATTCCACGACTTGCCATCATTTTGGATTACCTTTAGCTTTCTTGGCTAGAAATAATTTATCAACCATCTCTATCCGCTGGGGCTTGGTCGTAACTTTGTTAATAATACCCAGCCGTTTGGGTTTACTAGCGCCGTAAAACCCAGCCTTTTTTAAAGACTTAACTACTTTAGCAGCAGGTTTTACGGTTGCCATATCAGCACATCTTTCCGCGTGTCTTACCTTTGGTAGCAATACCATCAGCACGACGGGAAGCAGAACCTACAGAACCACCGCTTTTCATACCAAATGCGGACTTTAAACGCTCGCCAACAGAACGTCTATCGGTTGTACCGCTACCGGCTCTAGCGCGTTCACGACTAGCTTTTGCGCGGTCTGTTACAGACATCTTGGTGTCGTCAGCAGGCATCTCTGAAGCTTTAATTGCAGGTTTGTATTCTGATTTTGCAACAGGTTTAGGCGCGGCTTTAGCAGCGGGTTTAGGTGCAGCTTTTTTGGGGGTAGCTTTTACAGTTCTACTAGAACCTGCGTCGCCAAATTGCCCAGCTTCTTCCGCAGCGCTAGCATCACCCATTTCTTTGAGTGGGCGCTTGTTAGCTCTATAAGCTTTGTCGGCTTCTTCCATGGCGTCTATGTCACCGCCGTCTTCGTAACGTTTTTTCATGTTAACTCCTTGTTAGCAGGCTCTGCCGCCCATGTTCATCTTAATCATCTTGCCTTTGGTTTTACCCTTAGACGCGACACCATCTCGAGTAGCGGAAGTTTTGACTGAACCCATTTTGGATGCAGCCATACCGCCTTTTTTCATACCGTGTGCTTTAGAAGCGGGAGCCGCAGCGTGGGCTTTCAAAGAAGTAGCAATGCCACCTTTGGCCATCTTGCCCTTGCCGTCAGCAGCAAAGGAAGGGACCATCTTGCCGCCCTTGTTAACCATAGGCATACCGCCGTCTGCATATCCGCCCATATTCATCTTTTTCATATCGCCACCTTTAGAGAATTTGCGGCCCTTGTCCGCTTGGTTAAAGTCCTTGCCCACGGACTGTGGGACGCCTACTTTCTTAGCAAAAGATGGGTTGTTAGCCACCGCTGCCATGAAATTATGTTGTTTTTTAGAACTACTCGGCACTTTGTTTGCCTTTCCTACCCAGCAAATTTTGCACCGTTTTGGTTTCCCAGATGCGGATTACCGTCCACACAATTGTGAAGATTGCGGCAATAGACGGCAACATTTCCACTAGGGTTCCCACAACAGTCATTATCGACAGCGCATCAACAACATGCTTTGTCGTTTCGTGCGTATCGCTCATGTCAGCAGTTCCACGCCCGTAGGCTCTTGTTGATACGTGAATTCGGATCGTTCGCCGTCTTCGCGCTTGTTAGTTTTTTCTTCATGCCACTCATTCGAGCGCAGAAGGAGTCGCGCCGGGACCCGCCCTCTGGTTGGGGCGCTTTCAATCCCGGCTTGCCCGGATTGGCTTTGTTGTAGGAAGCACGGCCCTTGGCGTTCAA